GCCTGCCCAAGTCCTTGGTTTATACCTCTATCGCCAATGTAAACGAGGCCATAAATTGTCATCGACGTTCAGGGCAGATAATGTATTGGTACTCAACATCGATGACAATTTATGGCCTCGTTTACATTGGCGATAGAGGTATAAACCAAGGACTTGGGCAGGCAGGCTTTGGCGGCAGCATCGTTGTGGCATCACCTCCGCTTGTGTTCAAAGGCTACGAGCCTCGCTATATGTATCGATCTATAGCGGGCTCTGGCTCCATGCAGGCGTGTTCTTTTACAGTGGAAAATTTCGCTGGCTCTCTCGGCTCTGCCTATGACCACGAGAAGAATTGTGCCGTCGGGCAGACTGTTAACGTGACCTACAAGAATTGTGCTATCGGAACATCTCTAGCAGTAAAAGACGACGTGGACGGAAACTCGTATCTTTTTATAACTCAAAAGCTAACAGTGACAGTAAAAAACACGTCGGCGACAGCGATTCAATTTGCTCAAGTCTGGGGAATATCACTCGCGGCGGTGCAGTCACTCGGAACAACCGATGTTGCTGGTAGTTCTATAGTCGACAACATCGAAACAGGTTACGCATCGTTTAACACCGCTATCGTGACTCTTCGATGGCCAGCAGGAGACGTGGCTACTTGGTACGTAAAAGAATATGGCTACCTAAACGCATCGTACTCTGTAACGTTGAGAGGTCTTGATGGCACCGTGCTTGCGATGACCCTATTAGCCGACTCAGGCGTGACACTCTCTCGTGCATCCGCTTCTGCGCTTGCAACCATCGCAACACTAAGCGACCTTTATGATGCGGCAAAGTATTGGGGTGTACAGTCCGCCAATATCAATTATCCGAGTGCTACAGCCAACGTGATAGAGGCTGGCGGTACGATTACGGATATGGGTTCTCGAAACATCGTGATTGACGCAACGGCCGCAAGTGCTTTTGCGGTTAATACTGGAACTAATACGCTAACAATCAAATCTACCACGCTGGCTGTCAGTTCAAAATTCAACACTCTGAAAACTACTGGCACAATTTCATTCGCAAATAGTGCTAATGCAACCTGCATTCTGCAAGGAATTGTTGTTCGAGGAACTACGGGCGTCTACTCTCCAAAACTCGAAACTGCTACAATGCGATTCACGACCGCAGGCACTTACGATATGCGCGGAGCTACAATCAGCGGGACTTTAACGCTCACAAACACTTCTGGCGGAAACGTAACTGTGCAGCTCCAACCAAGCGTCACGGTGGTAAACAGTGGGCCAAACATTACGGTTGACCAGACGGTATCAGCAACACTCACAGTATCAAACTGCGTGTCAGGTTCTAGGATTCTAATCAGAAGAACAGACACTCAAGCTGTGTTGGTTAATGGCGTGACAACCACAAGCTACGTCTACACTTACTCAACGGCAAGCATCCCTGTGGAGGTCATTCTTAGGAAGGCTAGCGCCGCTCCATACTATCAAGAATGGAGAACAACGCTAACACTACCCACGGTGGATTCAGCAATTACCGCAAATCAAATTACTGACGAATAAGGGAGGCCAAAATGGCTATAACAACGGATTTCAGTATTTCAGCAACAGGTGATGTACTCCACGTTTCAGGTACTACCGTTTACTCGGTTTTAGAGCTTCACCAATGGCTCCAAGACTTAGCGGACGATGCCTCTTATACAGGTAACGATCTACTTGACATTCTTGCACCAAACCCTTCTAAGCTGGACGGACCGAGAGATGCAGCGGTTGCCTCAAGGTTAAACTTGCTAACCTCTGGCTCTGTGATCTTCAACATTGATGATACTGCCGCACAATTTATTAACTTCGGCTCGATCAAGCAATCGAGTGCGGCTACTCAGTATTCCGGCCTTAAAACGATCGGTGGAATTGTCGCAGCTTCACCCATTTACGTTGTTCAGAACGGCTCTAAGATCACGACTTTCTGGTCTAACGGACATATTCAGATACTAGTTAAAGTAAAAACTGGTGGATCTTTAATCGACTCTGGTAACGTGACAGCCTTCTCTCGTAAGTGGCAACAAACCTATTCGCACTTTGACGTAAACTTAGCAGCGGGTGGTGAATCTAACGCAGCCCTATCTACAGCTACAGACGGTAACGTAGTCCTTTCTGAAGGAAGCGCCGCGGCATTGTCGGCTAAGGTGACTGTGACATTCGGTGACACTACGCAAGACTTAGGTAACGGCAACGGTTCTAAACTTTACAAAGGTACTATCGCTCTAACTTCATCTTGTACTTTGCAAGAGGCATATCAGTACCTCCAATACCTCACTCGTGAAAACTCAGCAGCTACGCTTAACTCTATCCCAGGGTGGCGCTATAGAGTATTAAATGCCGCATACACAGAGATACCATCTGCACCATTTGGTACTTTCGCAGGGGGTAGTTTCTTCATCGCTCAAGGGTGGTGGATTACAGGGGTACTTGCAGGTGAAGCAACTAAATATCAGCTCATTGCTCATGACGGTACAGTGCAGACTCCACCGACTTTGATTGGTATTACAGTAGGAAATCTAGTGTCAGGTGATAGGGTACTCGTAACTCGCGATAATGGCAGCGGTGAAATTTTGAAAGACGAATACACACCAATTGCAGCAACTTCTGGAGCCACAACTATCTCTACCGTTGAGACTATCAAGACAGATACTCCATCGAGCGGTGTTATTAGAATCAAAGGTAATAGGTACACTTATAGTTCGTTTTCTGGTACAACTTTCAGTGGTTTGAGTCCTGGACTTCTATCTAACATCGTTACAGCAGATGACGTGTTTGTGCCATTCATTGACAAGCAAACTGCATCGACTAGTGAGAGTGTAAATTTTATTTACGCTTCAAACTTTACAGCTCGCGTAGACGTTAGACAAGGCACAGGTGCATCCCCGATTATCCCTTTCAACACCTTAACTGCGGTCAACATAAGCGGCGCAAGCGTAAACGCATCAAGAGTCCTGGACGTTTAAGAGAGGTCTACAGTGTCTTATTATGTCGCGCCATTCACATTCGATTTTGTAACGAGCAGCATAGATGTTGACTCAGGCTTTGTTACGGTCAGTTGTATCGATCTATATAACGCTATCAAGGAGGCGCAAGCCTCCCAGGAGGGGATTATATATGACAAAATTGCAACAGCTTCAGGACTTCAAGATCTTGGTGGTGGCGTCCTCGTCGGCATCACCGTCGAATTACTGGCAAACTGGCAACTTAATTTCCCAGCTGGTAATTACATTGCCAAAGTCTCAGGAGGAAATCTTGTCGGAGGGCCAGGAGGCGACCCAATCGCCTACAGCGCGGGAGTCCAAACCCTTTTAATTCAATCGGCGGCATCGACAGTAGTTAATACGTCTGGTGGCGGCAGTGACCCATGGGATTCTGTAATCGAAAGCGGCTACACAGCCGGTGAAATTTTAAAAGTCTTAGCGGCATTTGCAGCCGGTAAGACCTCTATCACTTCCCTTGGCGGGGGGGACGCCACGGTAATTTTCCGCGATTTGGGGGATACCACGGACAGAATCGAAGCTGGCATGACCGGCTCCGAGAGAACTACTATCACATTAGATACGGTCTGACAACACAAACTCTAGTGCCGCATAGTCTACAGCCGATAGCCCGACATTTGCAAAATCAGTATACGCAAATTTACGAATCGGCGTTGTAGTCACCCTATCTAAAAACGCATCAATATCTGCCATATACTTCTCTTGGTTATGAACTTCAAATTTACCGTCTAAATCGTCAGGGTTCTTAGCGTTGGCCTTCATGATATCGGCGACAGCGGTTCTAGAACTAACGGCTAGGGCGTCGACTTCTTTGCAGAGTTGAAACACTCGTAGTGCTACTTCACCTTTCATCGCCCTTGAAGACGACAGTATTTTCATCGCTTCTGATAGTTGATTCGTCACATTTCTATTGGAAATAGTGATATTTTCAGTCTTCCCTCCGGCTATAGCCTTAAGTGCCGACACTTTCGCTACTGCCTTATCAGCCTTCGCCGTAACCTTTTTCGTAACTTTTGCTTTACTTGCCTTCGTCATTTTGTCTCCTCTAAAACTTTGTTAATTGTTAATTCTTTCTCATCTAAAATCGCTTTAATATAAGCGTCTGTAGGCCCGGAAATGATATGGTGACAGCGGCACTTCTTAGATTGTCCAATTCTATGAATCCTTTTTCGAGCTTGCATGTTATCCGCTGGTACCCACGACAAATCATTAAAGATGACATCCTGTGCCGATGTAAGAGTAACACCCACAGACATGCTCCCAATCGTACATACGAGGACGTTGATATTCCCCCGTTGAAACTGGTCAACCGCAAGCATCCTATCTTGAACGTCCGTTTGACCTGTAATCGCATACGACCCATACTGTCTTGTCCCTTCAGAAATAGCGTTAGCTGGGGCGACGTGATCGGTGAATACGACACATTGCTTGATACCCTCATTCTCCATAAGATAGTCTATGTACGCTATCGTATGAGGAACCTTTAGCCTAGCTGACTGTTCCTTACCCGTAGGAGACGCCTTCTGTCCTTCCGTATAGGACTTGAATACCTCGGCCATTCCAGGAGTCTCCTGTAGGTCGTAGTAGATATCCTTATTGATGAGAGGCGGGAGCTGCAAATTCACTGACTCTATAGTGTGGCGAATGTACTTGCCCCGAAGGAGAGTTTTAAGCTCCTCCGTCCTCTCGTCTCTGAGCCCCATGTACTTTTTGATAGGCTTCCTGCCAGGAAGTCTTATCTCTCTAGACTCGCAAAAGTGATCCGCGAATCCGGTGTACGTTCTAAGGCGACCTACAAGCTTCTTCTCATCTAAATTTGGAACTGGGTTTGCATCTGTATAGGCTAAAAGAGTCCAAAAGTCAAACGCCTTATTCCTTATAGGAGTCCCTGTAAGCATAATTAAATAAGAAGGTTTGTAGGTTCTTAAAGCGTAGTTAAGTGCTTTGGTTCTCTTGGCGAAAGGGTTCTTTAGATACGCCGCTTCGTCAAAAATCCAAAAGTTTTTATGGGCTAAAACATGCCACTCTATCTCAGTAATATTTTGTACTACGGTGTATGAAGTGAACGTGATTTTAACGCCACATTCTTTCGCTTCATGCTCCCACGTTTTACGGAGAAAAGCAGGGGCGAAGACTGCGACATCTCTCACCCCTGCTAAGATTGCAGCCGCAAGAGCCATACGCGACTTTCCAAGCCCCATTTCACTACAGTTCATTGAGTAGCGTCTTTGTGCGTGGAAGATCGCGGACGACCTCTGGAACGGGTACAAGTTTAAATGTTCAATCTCCGCTAGATTCAACTTCTACTCCGACGAGTTCATTAGACTTGACTACATGAAGGTGCATTGCTGAAACTGAAAACCCGTCAGACTCGGCAACCTTCTGCGTAAAATACTTGTCCAAGCTGGCAATGTTTCCCATGATCTTATCTATCTGGCTTTCCCTTAACATCTTTTCAAATAGTCGCAAGTCTCCTAGCCTTTTCAATAACTCGATTTCAGAGATGCGGGTCCTGTGGACGCTATTTACTTGCTCTATCATCCCTAGAAGACATTCGTAAACAACCCCTTCAGCCTTTACAGCATCTAGAGTCTCAGGACTTAGCATGGTCTTTTCTCCTAGAGCCTTAACAACCTTCTTAGCCATAACTTCAATTGGACTCACTTGTAACCACCTTTACTCTGACATCTTCGGTAAAAAGCCTAGTATGACACCGACTATAAAACTGACAGGGTTTGAAATAAGCCATGCAGTTTCCATAGTTTCTAACAAACTTGCCTTCATACTCTTCGCGGCTATAACTGTCTATAAACCCTGCGGCTAAAGCATGGGAGTCTGAAACCTCTCTAATCAATAAAACCGAGTTAGGTATAAACACCCATACCGATTTCACCGACTCTGACAAGCGACCGATAAACTCCTCTAAAGACTCCTTCGCCTTCTTCTTCAAACGAGATTTAGTAGTCGCAAGATACGCCACACCCATAAACTTAGTCTCGTCGAGTCCGGTAGCGTAGGCAACTAGTTCTCTATGTTTTGCGTAGAGATTAAGTTGTGGGTG